AGCAATTCTCTTCTTTTTCTCATTAGTCTGTCCTTGCTTCGAAGACTCTTCCCCTCATGTACAAGGGGGCTCTTTTATATCTAAGTCCTTCTATGGATCATTTCCGGATATAAGAGAGAAGATAGAATTTTTTTTATGCCCTACCTCATGGCATCACTCCCGAACACAGTCTAAAACATTAGGTCTTCATAACTCCCGATGACTTCCTCCAAGGTCTCATGAACCAGTGGCTTATAGGTATTTCTTTCTATTAATGTCTCCCATTTTGGAAAACCATGGAGGACATCTTCTACTGTTATGGCCATCTGTCGCAGCTTACGAATGTCATCATCACCAACTCTAGCAACCACATCTCCTAACACAGTATGAACCGGAAGATTCACCTCAGTAATTATGGCCTTGAACATACAATGTAAAGTATCATACGCAATCTTATTACTTGCATATGTACCATAAGCATGACCTATAACTGACAACAGAACATCCATAAGATCACGATTCTTAGTCTCGCGCCCATGAACTGCACGAGAAATATATTCAAAAGTCTCTCGAAAAGGGACCACGTCCGCTTGACCGGGTAACGCTCCATAGGGATTTTCCACAAAGAAATGCCTCAAAAAACAAGCACCTCTTGACACCAACTGCCCATTCATCACCTTCGAACAGAGCGGGATCCCATCATAAATGTCCCTCACTGTGACGTCAAACATTTCCTTCATAAATTGTGAGAATAAAGTCCCCGAAAATTTCACTGCTGTAAGTCCAAAACCCTTATTCCACAAATGATCATCTCCATAAACAAGAAGAGCAAAATTATGAATAGCAGTTTCCAACTCCTCTTTATCGCATTCCTGTGCATTAACGAGCTGCCAAACCAAAAAAAGAAAGACATACAACGCCATGATCCATGAATCCATATGGCTTGTATTAAAAATACCAGACGGAACTCCTCCAATAACCTGAGCCCATAAATTTGCAAAAAGACGTGTAAGACGACACATTAAATTCTTCGCCAGATATTCTACTATTTTTTGTTTAAACACAAAATCTGGATCTTTTGGATTCTCATGAATAAGCATCGTCGACATGTACCATCTCACAAAAATAACATTCACTGACTGATCAAAGTTCTTTATATCACCTTCTACCAGGACCGGATCCCAATACATTCCTTTCTTTAAACCTAGAAGGTGAGCTATGAACTGCGCACCTCCCCAGGACCACTTTCTCCCGATCTGGATAATCTTTCCTCTCTCCACTAGCATTCGTATCTTCGAAACAAGCTTCTCAGCCAAAACAAAAGTACTTGTGGGAATAATGAACAACCTCAATTTCGATTCCCACCGCTCATAAAGTTCCTTATCATAGAGCTTCAATTTATCAAAGAAATTCTCGTTCTTTGGAGAAATGGAAAAGAAAACTTCAAATTCTTGTTCTGAAACCAAAAAATTAAAGATCTTATTAATATCCGCTTCAAAGTTCTCTGCTTTTTTTCCCATTCGGAGAAATCTTTATCTTAACATTATCCGGAAGCTCATGCGTCACTGACGGACCTGAATGAATGCCAGAAGAAGATCCCAAATAAACATCATCCAGATTCGAAAAATCTAAGCTACATGGTATCGTCTGAAATTCTGTGATTCCCATTGCTGAGTACATATAATCCGTCGCCAAATTTAAGTATGCCAGAGGGCCTTTCGCCACATCAAAAACATCATTAACATGCCGTTGATACGCTCCTATCGCGTCTGCAAATTTGTGAGGATATAAGCCTGCTTGTGCAGCTATATATGTCATCCTACCATGTTGAGTGCCATAAGCATGCCAATAAGCGCTCTGCTGTCGATAAACCAAAGACACCAAGGAAAAATCCTGAGGGTCCCATACCAAATCAAACGGGATATCCTCTACTGGACATTTAAAAATAATCGGAAGCATATGCCTGTCCACGTTCTTCATGATACTACGCATTCGCAGATCCGGATCTACAGGAAGAACTGACTCTGGACAGGATGGGATATTCAACGGAGGTTGAATCAGAACTACATTCTTTTTCTGAATAAAGTTCTTTAAGTAGTGCTCTGTCTCATTAGAGAAACACGGAACTATTCTCTCACCGACTAACTTAAATTCACTTGCTAATCTTGCTGCTGCTTCTGAATACTGCAAACCCCTCTCCTTTTCCTTCGTTCGATAGTAAAAACCTTGCATAGGCCCCTTTCCAATAAGTTCCAAATCACACTGACAATGCTCATCATGCGCACATGACATGGAGGTATACTGAACTGTTAAATTTTCAGCCATTCTTCTTTTTCCGCAAATGTAACGTACTACCTTATCCTTTACGCGTGTTCTCACAAAACGATGCAATATTCCTGCTTCTTCCCCAGGCTTTACTGGAAACTTTACCTGAAAAATCGTTTAGTATACTCGACACC